CGCGCCCCGCCCCCCACCGCCCGGCCCCCGCGCGCGGGGCGGTGGTGGTGGGGGGGGGGCGTCATCGCTCGTGAGGGAGAGATGACCGGCGACGGGCGCCTGATCGAGGACGGCGCCCTGCGCTGGGACGACCTGCCCATCCCGCTGCGCGTGGCCTTCAAGGACGTCGGAGGCCACGACGGGGCCGAGGTCTGCGGCCGGATCGAGACGGTCGAGCGGCGTGAGGGGGGCGACATCTACGCAACCGGGACCTTCGACCTAGGCTCCGCCGTAGGCGCGGAGGCGTTCCGGCAGGTCAGCGAGCAGATGTCCAACGGCGTCTCCATCGACACCGACGACGTGACTTTCAGGATCATGGCGAAGGCTGACATGCCTGAGGCCGACGTTGCAGATTCCGGCAAGGGCTCCGACGGCGAGGCCGATCCTGAGGGACGGGTCAAGGTCGCCGCCATGTCGTCCTCGGACGAGCTGACCGTCATCGAGTCGGCCCGCCTGCGCGCAGCCACCCTCGTAGCCGTCCCAGCCTTCGCCACGGCCCGTGTCTACGCCGCCGGCCAGTCACCTGCCAAGCCCGCTGAGAAGGATGGGACGGGTGAGACTGAGGAGAAGGTTGAGGCGTCTGCCGCCCCGCTGAGCCGCGACTCCCTGACCGCCGCGGCCATTCCCACCGCTCCTCCGGAGGCCTGGTTCAAGGACCCGGCCCTGACCGGCCCGACCGCTCTTGTGGTCGAGGACGACGGCCGTGTCTACGGCCACATCGCCGCCTGGGGAACCTGCCACATCGGCCAGATCGGCAAGTGCGTCGAGCCGCCCACGAGCCCGTCGAACTACGCCTACTTCCGCACTGGCGCCCTGCGCACGGCCGAGGGCACCTCCGTGGCTGTGGGGCATCTCACAATGGGGACCGGTCATGCAGGTCCGAGGGACTCCGCGAACGCCGCTGCGGAGCACTACGACAACACCGGTACGGTTTTCGCCGACGTCGCGGCCGGTGAGGACGCCTACGGCATCTGGGTCGCAGGCTCCTTGCGCCCCGGCATCTCCGCTGAGCAGGTCCGAGTGGCCCGCTCCGCCCCTATCTCCGGCGACTGGCGCACGATCCGCGGATCCCTCGAGCTGGTCGGCGCGCTGGCTGTCAACGTTCCCGGATTCCCGGTGCCTCGCCCACAGGGGCTCCTGGCCTCAGGTGAGGTGAAGTCGCTTCAGGCGTCAGGCGTCGTGGCCCACGACGACTCCGCCGCCCGGGCCTCGCACCCCTCGAACGGGCCGATCGGCTCGAACGGGCTCACGCTCGGAGACATCTCGTACCTGAAGCGACTGGCCGAGTCCGAGCGCCGACGCGATCTGGAGCGGGCGTCTGCCGCAGACAAGATGCGTGCCCGGGTTGAGCGGGCCGGTACACTGGCGAAGGCGGCGCAGATGGCGCGCCGCCTTGGATCCATCTGAGGAAGGACAGAGATTGTGAGTTGCAACTGCGGTAGGACTACCACTCCCCCGGTGGGTGCCGAGCCACGTACCTTGGCCGACGGTACGCTGCCTGGCGAGGGCTCCAAGGACTCCTCCCCGATCACGCGCTTCTAGGCGTAGCGCCACTCATCGTCATCGGCTATGATGGTCCCTGTTAGAGGTCTCATGGACTCCTGACGCTGGGTGGATCAGCAGAGCCCCGCACCGTTTGCTTATGGCGGTGCGGGGCTTTGTCCATGCCTATGGAGGGGTATCTCACTCATAGGTGTATCCTTTGAGCCAACGGCATGGCAGCAGGGCCTCGTGCGTACCCGCTGGGGACGGGAACCCTGCCCAGCAACAAGACACGGAGGACCCCTCAACATGCGCAAGCACTTCGACATCACCGTCTTCGCCGACCAGGCGGACGACGCTCCGGTCGAGACCTTCGACCTGGAGATCCCCGAGAACCTGTCCGACCTGAGCGCCGCCGACCTCGGCGACCTGCGCTCCAAGGCCGTTGACGCCTTCCAGACCCTCTACGCCGGCGGCGAGTTCACCGACGAGGACCTGGCCACTCTCGGCACCCTGACCGAGGGCATCGAGGCCCTCTCCGCCGAGATCAGCACCCGTGAGCAGGCCGCCGCCGAGCGCGCCGCCAAGGCCGCTGAGATGGCCGCCAAGGTCGGCGCCGGCAAGCCCGCCCCCGCCGAGGATGGCGAGGACGACACTCCCGCCGAGGAGAAGGCCGAGGCTGAGGAGGACGTCGCCGAGGCCGAGGCTGAGAAGAAGGCTGTCGAGGAGGCCGAGAAGAAGGCCAAGGCCGCCGCCGCGGCCGACGTCGATCCCGCCGCCGAGGTGGACGCTGAGCCCGAGGCCGTCACCGCTGCCGCTCCCCGCGGCCCCATCAAGCTGTCCGGCATCCGTCGGCACGTTCACACCCCCGCACCTGCGATCACTGAGGAGACCTCCGTGGAGGACACCACCCCCAAGGCCCGTATGACCGTGGCCGACGTTCCCGGCTTCGCCGCAGACAGCGACGCCTCCTTCGAGGACCTGGCCGTCGCCCTCGACCGCCGTCTTCAGGGCTTCAACTCCGGCGCCTACGCCGCCGCCGCCCGCGCCGGCCGCGCCATGAGCGAGCGCCACAGCCTCGCCGTCGTGCGCAAGGCCTTCGACGAGCGCGCCACTGTTGGCACCCCGGAGAGCGCTGACGCCGCCATGGCCTTCGCCGTCAACGAGAAGAACCTCCCCGGCGGCTCCCTCGTCGCGGCCGGCGGCTGGTGCGCTCCCTCCGAGACCGTCTACGACCTGCTCGAGGACGAGTCCCGCGACGGCCTGATCTCCCTGCCTGAGATCAACGTCACCCGCGGCGGCATCAAGTTCACCAAGGGCCCCAAGTTCGCTGACCTGTACGCGGCTCCCTCCTTCAACTTCACCGAGGCCGAGGCGAAGGAGGGCAAGTACCAGCCCACCTCCGCCACCGACCCGACTAACAAGGTCGGCGCCAAGCCCGTCTACCGCGTCCCCTGCACCGACTTCGAGGAGGTCCGCCTCTCCGCCGCCGGTATCCAGATCCAGGCCGGCCTGCTCCAGCAGCGAGGCTACCCGGAGCTCGTTGCCCGCACCATCCGCGGGGCCCTCGTCGCTCACGAGCACAAGATGAGCGAGCGGATCATCGCCTCCATGGAGACCCAGTCCACCACCGTCTCCATGGACTCCGGCCAGATCGGCGCCGCCGCCCCGATCCTGACCGCCATCGAGCTGCAGGTCGAGCACTACCGCTACGCTCAGCGCCTCTCCCGCTCCACCACCCTCGAGGCGGTCTTCCCCTACTGGGTCCGCGGCGCCATCCGCACCGACCTGTCCCGCCGCGAGGGCGTCGACCTGATCGACGTCCCGGACAGCCGCATCGACGCCTGGTTCCGCAGCCGCGGCGTGAACGCCCAGTTCGTCTACGACTGGCAGGCGCTCGGCGGCGAGGCCGGATCCTTCAAGGCGTGGCCCGGCAGCCTGAAGTTCCTGCTCTACTCGGCGGGCACCTTCGTCAAGGGCAGCCAGGACGTCATCACCCTGGACACCGTCTACGACTCGGTCCTGCTGGGGCAGAACGACTACACCGCCCTGTTCACCGAGGAGGGCTACCTGGTCGCCAAGCGTGGCCACGACGCCCGCGTCGTGACCGTCCCGCTCAACCCGAACGGCGGCACCGGCACCGGCATCAGGCTGCTCGCCAACGGCACGGCTGACCCGGCCAAGTGATGACTCCGGGGCGGGAGGCGGCGAGGCCCCTCCCGCCCCGTGACCTCACTCAGCCACAGCCGTCCAGCAAGGAGGACAGATGCCCATCATCGCACCGAAGCAGCGGGTCAGCGCCCCCGCTGCCACGCCCCTGCCGGGCGGGCTCTTCTCCCAGTTCGCGCCCATCGAGGACTCCTCGGTGCGGTGGGAGAACGGAGTCACCTGGGAGGACGTCGAGCGCGCTCAGCTCGGCGCCATCGGTCAGTGGCAGAGCCCCGGCACAGTTCCCGGCCTGCCGAAGACCCTGACCGACCCGAAGTGCCTGACCCTGGAGTCGCAGGCCCCGCTCACCGTGTACGCGGCCTACCGCACCACGGCCCTGAGCCACTCCCCTCAGGAGGCCACCCAGATCGCCGCCTCCCGGCTGCTGCTTCAGGAGGAGCACGCCGTCGAGCAGGCCCTCTGGAGCGGGGCTCCAAACCGCGGCCTCGGCCTCGGCAAGGTCCGCTCCTACGCCGCCAAGGGGGCCGGCAGGCTCGATATGTCTCAGGGCCTCGCTGCTCTGGAGCACTACGCCGCGCAGTACGGGGCTCAGCCGACCCTGCACATCCCTCGCCGCCTCGCCAGCCTCCTGGCGAGCGCCAAGCTCATCAAGGACGCCCGCGGGGGCGGCTTCGAGACCCGCCTCGGCACTCCGGTCGTGGTCGGGGCGGGCTACCCGGACGAGATGCAGATCGTGGCCACCGGCCCGATCGTCATCTACCGCGGGGAGGCCTTCACCTCGACCAACGGCGCCGGCGGGTTCGACAAGGGACAGAACGACGTTACGGGCGTGGCTGAGCGCCAGTACGTCATCGGCTTCAACAAGTGGGACGCGTTCCGGGTGACTGTGGACGCGGGGATCCCGCAGCTTGACCTGAAGGCGGCGGAAGAGTGATCTCCCGCGCAGCATCAGTCGCCCTGGCCGTGATCGCCGCGGCCGCGGTCTACACCATCACTCAAATCACGTACGAAGGAGAGCGCTGAACCATGGCGAAGACGCACTCATACACACCAGTGCTGGGGAAGCGCATCCGCGTCACCCCTCTGGACACCTGCGGCAAGTTCGACAAGGCCCAGCACAAGCCGGTGGCCACCTCCGGCTTCGTGTCGATCAAGCTGGCCGCCGAGGTCGAGGACGGCACGGAGATCACGGTCCGCAAGGCCGACGGCTCCCTGTGCGTCAACGAGAAGCAGTCCAACACCTTCAAGTTCTTCACTGTCGAGCTGGAGTTCTGCGGTGTGAACCCCTCCGTCCTGGACATCGTCACCAACGCGACGAAGTACCTTGACCACGCTGGCGACACCGCCGGCTTCAAGGTCGCCTACGGCAAGATCGAGAAGAAGTTCGCGCTCGAGCTGTGGACCGGCCTGTCCGGCCAGGCATGTGCTGAGGGTGCTGAGGACGCCAGCGGCTACCTGCTGCTGCCCTTCATCACCGCCGGCACCATCGGCGACATCGAGGTCAACGGTGAGGACGCCATCTCCTTCTCCATGACCGGAGCCGTGACCAAGTCCGGCAACGCCTGGGGCACCGGCCCCTACGACGTGGTCAAGAAGGCCAAGCAGGGAGGCGGCGGCTTCGACAACGCGAAGCTCCCCACCCCGCTCGACCCGCTCGACCACCTCCTCATGATCGACACGGCTCTCGCTCCCCCGCCGGACAGCGACCAACCCGTCACCGTCGCCTGAGGCTCACCCCACCCTCAGAGGAACTGACAGCCCCGTAGAGCGCACAAGCGTCCTACGGGGCTGTCACCATACCTGCGCCCAACAAACTCCCCTCTGTGACCCTTAGGCGGGTCCTATAGGTATACTCATCCGTGCGGGCACCGCCTATAGCCGGCGGCGTAGCCATCCCGCGCCACGTACGCGCTGTAGGAGAGGGCATGGAAGAGATCGAGAGGGGCTACGGGCCCGGAGACTGGCCGGTCTCCTACAGCGCGTGCGAGGACCTGAAGGAGTACCTGGACGAGGCCGGCAGGCCCGAGCAGCAGCACACCTTCGAGGCCATGGCGACCCAGCTGCTCTGGGAGTGGACCGGGCGCCGGTTCGGGACCGACATCGTCACGATCCGGCCCGGGCCGGCCGACTGCGTGCCGCCGCCCACCTACCAGTCCCAGGACTACCTGCGGAGCTTCCTCCCGTTCCGACTGGGCGGCGTCCTGCACGACGTCGTGTGCGGCATCTGCGGGCCCTACTGCACCCACACCTCAGGGACCCCGGCCATCCGCCTTCCGGGCAACGTCCACCGGGTGCACCAGGTCACTATCAACGGCAAGGTGCTCCCGCTGGGCGCGTACCGGCTCATCAACCGATCCGTTCTTCAGCTCACTGGACGCACCTCACCGGCCGGCCCCGACGTTCCGCTTGTATTCCCCCCGGTACAAGACCTTTCCCGGCCGACGACGGAGGAGGGCACCTGGGAGATCCGCTACTCGCAGGGCGTGCCGGTCCCCGAGGGCGGGCAGGTCGCCGCCGGCGTCCTCGCGCTCGAGCTGGCCAAGGCAGCCTGCATGGACCGCGACTGCGCCCTCCCGGCGCGCCTCCAGTCGGTCACCCGGCAGGGAGTCACCGTCCAGGTGCAGGACGACTTCGAGGAGATGCAGTCCGGCCGGACCGGAATCTGGCTGGTCGACTCCTGGGTCGCCTCGATCCGTAAGCCGCTCCAGGCAGCTCGGGCCTACAACCCCGACGACTACGCCCGCAACCACTCGGCCACCCGCTCCCGCGGGGTGATCTGGTGAGCCCCTCCCCGCGCCTGTCGCGCCGTAACCGCACTCAGAGCGAGGACTACGCCGCCCTGTCGGGCCGGACCTCCTCGCCGGCGCCGTCCGTTGTTCACTCCACCGCTCTCGCCCTGCTCAAGGGCGGGGCGTCCGCCCTCTCCAACGCCGTCTCGCAGGCCTACGTCGCGCCCGGCGCCGAGGTGGCGTGGGACGACTGCTGCGCGGGGCACCTCTACGTACGCACCGTCTCCGTCTCCCCCGTCTTCGGCACTCGCGCCGCCGACGGCGAGGCGTGCTCGGTTCGCTACTGGGCCGCGACCTATGCCCTCGGCACGCTGCGCTGCGTCGAGGTCGTTGACGACCGGGGCCGCGGCCCCCGCCCCTTCGACCTGACGGCGGACGCGGCGGGGCTGGACCCGGACACGGCGGCCCCGGGGAAGCTGCTGAC